CTTCGCGAGGAACCGATCCGGGTCATCGCCGGCGAGCTGGCGACGAAGCAGTTCACCGGCAAGTACCACATTGGTGGACCGTCGTGATCCTCTTCGCCACGCACGGAGACTCGGCAACAGGCATGGGCCACCTCGTGCGCTGCTTGGCCCTCGCCCAAGAACTGCGCCGCCAGACGGACGAGCGCATCGTGTTCGACATCCCGCACGAGCACGGCATCGCGCGTCACCAGGTGGTCGCCGCGAGCTTCGGCTTCTGGGAGGGCGAGCCTGTGCGCGTCTGCGTGCAGGACTACGCCGGCCAGGAGCGCCGGGCATTCGCGCCGGCGAGCGATCACGTGATGCTCGTGGACGAGACTCAGGGAGCCGAGGGTCCCTTCCGCTTCGGCATCTTCGGCAAGGGCAATCACAACGCCAGCGCCGGCCTCGAGTATGCGATCGTGCGGGAGCAGTTCGTCCAGGCCCGCGCGCGGGGGCGTCGCCTACGGTGCGGCGTTCCTCGAGTGCTCCTGTCCTTCGGTGGCGCCGACCCTGCGGACATCGTGGAGGCGGCGACTCACTCCCTCGCCGAGACGCCCTACGAGCTGACGGCCGTTCTCGGCCCTGCATACCCGCGCTTCGCCCGCTACATCGAACGATGGGGGAACCGCGTCACCGTGCACCGCTCGCAGGCGTTCCTGTCGTCGAAGATGGCGGAACACATGGCGAGCGCGGACCTGCTGCTGTGCAGCGGGGGCATGACGCCGCTCGAGGCGGCGTGCGTAGGTACGCCTGCCATCGTCATTGCCCAGAACGACCTCGAGCACGCGCGGATGCTTGAATGGCAGCACCACTGGACGGGCTACTACTTGGGCCTCTGGCACACCGTGCGCTACGTAGACGTGCAGCAGGCGACAGTGAAGCTGCTGGCCGACCCCGAGACGCTGGACGAGATGAGCCGCCGAGGGCAGGCGCTCGTAGATGGGCGGGGCGCCGCTCGTGTAGCGCGCGCGATCCTCCACATGGCAAGGGCGAACAGTGCCGCGTAAGGGGAGCAAGGCGAAGGCCACGAAGGGCAAGGGCCGCAAGGCCACCACGCCCGAGGTGGACCTAACCCGGGTGCGGGACATAGCACGGGCGGGGGTATGGCAGGCCGGCCCCATCGCCGACATCCTGAACCTGCCGCGTAGCGCGCTGCTGAACAGCTCGATCAAGGACGTCGTCCAGGAAGCGATACAGCAAGGGAAGTCGCAGCACTTCTACGCCGCGCTCCAGGCGTACGACAAGGCGGTGGAGTCCAAGAACGGGAACCTGACCGGGCTCTGCATCTTCAAGCTCAAGCAGCACGGCTGGCAGGACAGGCCGAACCTCGACCTGGGCGAGATGTCTCCACTCGAGCTGCAGGGCGCGACGGACCGCTACTTCGCCATGCTCGAGCGGTACATGCGCAAGGTCGACGCAGAGGGCGCGGCGTGACGCACGTCGCCAACCCGGGGCGGGTTCGAAATCCGAGGGGGGCACCCCACCTCCAAAAGGGAGCGGGGCTCTTTCCGTCCCGAAATGGCAAAAAGACCCCCCCCAACATGGCGGATTTTCGGAATCACGCCCTCCGGGCCGGCCACCAGCGCCCCGGGCCGTGCGACTGCGCGCACTGCCGCGCGATCCTCGGCCTGTCGCTCGAGGACGTGCAGCGGTTCTGGCTCGCCGGTCAGTACGAGTGGGAGACCTGGGCCCGGCCGGAGCAGCTCGCCCCCGTTGGGGCCTGGAACGTGTGGGTTCTGCTGTGCGGCCGCGGCGCCGGGAAGACCCGGCCCGCGGCCGAGCTCGTGCGGAAGTGGTCGCGCCAGGTCCCGCTGATCGCCCTCATGGCGAAGGACGACGCGATGGTCCGCGACGTGATGATCGAGGGTGACTCGGGCATCCTCGCGTGCTCGCCGCCCTGGTGGCGGCCGGAGTACGACAAGTCGAAGCTGCGGCTCACCTGGCCGAACGGCGCCAAGGGCATCAAGATGTCCGCCGAGGCCGGCGCCGACGCCGCGCGCGGCCGGCAGTTCTACAAGGCATGGGCCGAGGAGATCGCCGCCTGGCCCAACGTCGAGGAGGCCTGGCACGAGGGCCTCATGAACGCGGTCCGCCTCGGGACGGACCCACAGGCCGTCGTCACGACGACGCCGCAGCCCACGTCCTTCGTGGCGGACCTCTGCCTGGGCAAGGCCCGTGCGGACGGCACGCGGCCGGTCGAGCGCGAGCGGATGCGTGAGAGCAAGGGCCGCAGCAAGGCCGCTATCGACGCCTGGTACGAGTGGGAGCACGGGACGAAGCTCAAGGATGGGCGCCTCCTGCGCACCGTCGTCCGCCGGTGGTCGACGGAGCGAAATTCGGCAAACTTGGCCCCCGGGTTCGCCGAGACGCGGCGAGCGCAGTACGGCGAGTCGAAGTTCGCGCGCCAGGAGCTCGACGCCGAGATCCTGGAGCGGATCGGCACCGAGCTGTGGACCGAGAAGCGGCTCCTCGAGGTCCGGGTCCCGGGCGTGCCCGTGACGATGGTGCGCGTGGCGGTGGGCGTGGACCCGACGCGCGCGGACTCGCCGACGGACGAGGCCGGCATCGTGGTCGCCGGCCTGGGCGAGGACGGCATCGCCTACGTCCTGGCGGACCAGTCGCTGAAGGCCTCGCCGCAGGGCTGGCGCGCGCGCGCGGTCGAGGCCTACCATACGTTCCAGGCGGCGGTGATGGTCTACGAGCAGAACCGCATGGGGCAGACCGCCGAGCAGGAGATGAGGCTGCTCGACCCCAAGATCAAGTGGAAGGCGGTCACGGCCACGAAGGGCAAGCTGATCCGGGCCGAGCCGATCGCCGCGCTCTACGAGCAGGACAAGGTGCGCCACGTCGTCGCCCGGGACGCCGAGGGGCGGGGCTCCCTCCGCCACCTCGAGCTCGAGATGACGACGTGGGACCCGCGCGGGCGCGTGAGCCCGAACCGGATGGACGCGCTGGTGATCGTCCTCACTGAGCTAATGCTCTCGGACGAGCGCCGCGTTCCGCTGATCGTGAGGTAGAACCATGGGCCTCTGGGCTAGGTTGAAGCGGGCCGTGCCTCTGTTCGGGAAGCTGTCCGGGCGGGGGCGCGACATGCTCTCGGGCGTCTACTCGGGCGGCTACGGCGAGCCGCCGCAGCGCGGCACACAGGAGTACCTCGAGTCCTACGAGACGACCCCGTGGGTTCGCGCGGTCGCCGGCCGCGTGGCGCAAGAGGTGGGCTCGACGGAGTGGCGGCTGAAGCGCAGCGACCGCGACGAGCCGGTGCCGCGCCACATCCTCCTCCAGGTGCTCCGCAAGCCGAACGCGCTGATGAGCGGCCGCGGGCTGTTCCGCGTGACGCAGCTCTCGCTCGACCTGGTGGGCGACGCCTTCTGGCTGAAGGTGCGGAACAAGGTGGGCGCGCCGGTGGAGTTCTACCCGATCCCGGCTCACTGGATCGCCGAGACCCCGACGCCCCAGCGGCCTCGCTTCCGCGTCTCCTGGCGCTCGTGGCAGGCCGAGGTGCCGGAGACGGAGGTGGTGTGGCTGCACGACCCGGCGCCGGCGAACCCGTACCTGCGGGGCTCGGGCGTGGTACGGGCGATCGGCGACGAGATCGAGACCGACGAGTACGCGGCCAAGCACGCCAAGCAACTGTTCTTCAACCGGGCGATGCCCGAGCTGGTGGTGCAGGACCCCGGCGCGGACGGAGACGAGCTGAAGCGCCACGAGATGGCGTGGAACCAGAAGCTCCAGGGCCTCTTTCGCGCCTTCAAGCCGTACTTCGTCAACAGGAAGCTCGAGTTCTTCCAGCCGCAGCAGATGAACATGGAGAACCTCACCCTGGTCCCGCTGCGGAAGCACGAGCGCGACATCCAGCTCCAGTGCTGGGGGATGCCGCCGGAGCAGCTCGGGATCATCGAGAACAGCAACCGGGCGACGATCGAGGCCTCGGACTACGTGTTCCAGCGGCGCCTGATCAAGCCGCGGCGGGACTTCCTGGCCGACGAGCTGAGCCTGAAGCTGTGCCCGGAGTACGACGAGCGCCTGGTGCTCGCGTACGTGGACACGGTGCCGGCGGACAAGGAGTACCAGCTCAACGTGGCGAAGGCGGCGTCCTGGGCGTTCGACGTAGACGAGGTGCGCGAGATGGCCGGCAGGCCCCCGCTGCCGGATGGCGCCGGCAAGGTGCGGGCGGTGCCGCTGAACTACTACATCACCGACGACCTGATGGACCAGGAGCAGCGGCCGCAGGGCGGGAGCGGCGGCACGCCGCCCAGCGCCGACGTCGAGGAGCCCGAGGAGACGCCCGCGGCATGATCAGGACCATCGCCGTCGTGCCGGCGCGTGGCGGATCGAAGGGCCTGCCCGGAAAGAACCTGCGCGAGGTCGCGGGGCGGTCGCTCGTGGGCTGGGCTGTGAAGGCCGGCAAGGACGCGCGCCTGGTGGACGAGGTATACGTGTCCTCGGACAGCGACGACATCCTGGCCGAGGGCTCGTGGCACGGGGCGACCCCGCTGAAGCGGCCGGACGAGCTCGCGACGGACGACGCGGCGACGGATGACGTCCTGGTACAGGTCGGCGACGCGCTGGCCTGGGCATTCGACCTGATGGTGCTGCTGCAGCCGACGGTGCCCTACCGGCGCGCCGGGCTGGTCGACGACTGCGTAGCCCGGCTCCTCGAGGCCGACGCGGATAGCCTGTTCACGGCGCGGCGGCTGCACTTCGTTTGGCGCCGCGTGGCGCGATCGAAGCACAACGGGGAGCCGGTGCTCGGCGGCCTGGCGCAGTCCAACTGCCGCGGCGCCCGCATTCGCCGCCAGGACTTCGAGGCGGCGGACTACCGCTGGGAGGAGGACGGCGCCGTTTTCGTGTGCCGTGCTGGGCTCCTGCAGGCCGAGGGGGCGCGCCTGGGGGGGCGGATCGAGCTGCTCGAGAACCACAAGGCCGTGGATATCGACACGGAGGCCGATCTAGCTGTAGCGGAAAGCCTCTTGACAGTCCAGACGGTCGCGCTACAATCCGTAACGACGGCCACCGCATAGCTCGGGCGAGCCCTACCGCGGCCCCGATCCTCTGAAGGTCAGAGGACGGGGCCGCTGGTGCTTATGGAGCTTGCGGCCTGGAAGGCGACGGCGGAGGCGGGAGAGGCGGCGCGGGAGACCCTCCGCAAGGGCTACGCCCCCGACTCCGTCAAGGCCGAGGACGGCAAGTACAGCTTCACGATCAGCACCGGCGCGGTGGACCGCGACCGCGACAAGATCGCTGTGGACGGCTGGAACCTCGCGAACTACCGCAAGAACCCCATCGTCCTGCTGAACCACGACCGCATGGGCCTCCCGATCGGGAAAGCCGAGACGGTCCTAGCGTCCGGCGGCGCGCTCAAGGCGCGCGTGGTGTTCGCCGACTACCCGCTGGCGCAGACGGTGCGCGGGCTCGTGGACGGGAACTTCATGCGGGCGACGAGCGTGGGCTTCGTCCCGATCAAATGGCAGTACGACGAGGAGCGCCGCGGGTACGACTTCCTCGAGGCCGAGCTACTCGAGTTCTCGATTGTCACCGTGCCATCGAACCCCGAGGCCCTGCTCGACGCGAAGCTCGCGGGCGTGGACCTGGCCCCGCTGAAGGGCTGGGCCGAGCGCGTGCTGGACGGCATCGAGCCCGGATTGTGGCTCCCCAAGGACACCGCCGAGCGCGTGCTCAAGATCGCGGCCGGCGATCCGGCCTCCGTCGTGGTGGAGAAGCGCGGCCGCGCGCTGTCGGCGGCGAACGAGGGCCGCCTGCGCGAGGCCAAGGGTCACCTCGACGGCGTACTCGCCTCGGTCGAGGCCGAGGACGACGACGACAAGTCGGCGCGCCCGGTGGTGCGGCTCCGCAGCCCGCGCCCGGCGCCGGAGAACCTTTCGAAGATCACCAGGGACGAAGTGCTCGCGGCGATACAGGGCGCCGCCACCAAAGCGGCTGTCCGGGCAGTGAACGACGCCCGTGGCCGTCTCGAGTAAGGAGCTAGGATCATGGCCGATCAGGCAAAGGACGAGACGCTCACGAAGGACGAGCTGATCGCCCTCATCGAGGCGCACGCGGGCAAGGCGATGGCTCCGGCCATCACGGCGGCCCTGGGCGACGTGACGAAGACGCAGGCGGACACCGCGGGCGTGCTCGCGCAGCTCGTCCAGTCGGCCGAGGACCGCAAGAAGGCCGAGGACGTGGACGCCAGCCTGGGCAAGTACCCCTATGGCCGCAAGGCTCGCGCGGTCGCCCTGGCGGCGCTCGAGGGCGTGCCGCTCGACGACGCGGACGGCATCGCGAAGGTGGCCAGGAAGTACTGGCCATCCGGGTACTCGGCGAGCATCGAGAAGTGGGCATCCTTGGTGAAGGCCACGCTCACGGCCGGCAACGCCTCGACGGCCGGCGCGATGGTGATGCCGAGCTACGACCCGGAGTGGATCGAGCTGCTGCGGAACAACACCGTGATCCGCGGCAAGGCGCGCACCGTGCCGATGCCGCGCGGCGCGACCAGCAAGCGGAAGCAGACCGGCGCCGGCACGGCCTACTACCAGGGCGAGACGGACCGCATCACGCCGTCGAACCTCACCGTCGGGCGCGCGGATCTGAGCTACAAGAAGCTCACCGCGCTCACCGTAGTGAGCAACGACCTCCTGCGGTTCTCGAGCGGCGAGGCCGACCGGATCGTGCAGGAGGACCTGCTCTCCGTCTCCGCGCTGCGCGAGGATCGCGCGTTCCTCGTCGGGAACCCCCCGGTCGACAGCGGCTCCCCGCAGGGCATCCGCTACCAGACCGCGGCGGCGAACGTGGCGGCGACCGCCGGCACGTCGCTCGCGAACTTCCAGACCGACCTCACGAACAACGTGCGCCTGGTGCAGGCGAGCAACATCCCGGTCACCCCGGCCAACTCCGGGTTCATCCTGTCGCCCTCGACGTTCTGGACCATCTACGCGCTCACGACGACCACGGGCGACTGGGTGTTCGCGGCGGGCCTGGCGCAGGGCCAGCCGCGGCTGCTCGGCTTCCCGGTCTACCTCAGCACGCAGCTCGAGGTGACCAACTCGTTCATCGGGACCAGCTCGGGGCTGAACATCTTCGCGCACTTCCCGAGCCTCGAGATCCACGACTCGATGTCGCGCACCGTCGAAGCGTTCCGCGGCGGCGCGTACTACAACCCCGACATCTCGGCGGTCGCTTCGGGTATCTCGAACGACGAGACCGTGATCACCTGCATCGCGGAGCACGACTTCCTGCAGGTCTACGACAAGGCAGCGGCAGTCCGCACCGGGCTCGCGACGTAGGGACCGGGCAAACGAGGAGGAGAGAAGATCATGTCCAGCCCTTCGGCGCTCGGGGACATCGGGTTCCCTGTCACCGCCGTTCTCCCGCTGTCCACGACGACCGCCCTGATCTACATCAAGGCGACCGGCACGGACACCGGCACCGTCGCCTTGACGGGTCGAGCGATCGACCTGTCGAAGGTGCCACACTATGGCTCGACCGGCGGCAAGCCGCTCGACGCGACGGTACACAATCGACCCTCGGGGATGCCCCGGTGGAAGTCGGCGCTCGCCTGCCTAGCCGGCGAGTGGACCTCGCACACCTCGGGAAAGAACCTCTACATCACGACCACGCACCAGACGCGGGCGGCCACGTCCGGCGCCGGCTCGACCTGGCGGACGCTCAAGGCGAACGTCGATCGCTTCAAGATGGGCACCGACACCGACGCGGTGTTCCACCTGGGCGTCGGCTCGAGCGTCAACCTGCAGGGCGCGGATCGGTTCTACCGCGCGAACCACACCATCTCGTTCAAGATGGCCTCGAGCACGTCCGCGAAGGACACCACCACGAATCAGGCCCCGACCATGTTCAACAGCGGGGTCATCATCCTGAGCGGGGGCGACTCGCCCACCAACGTCCCGTATCGGGTTTCGTAACGACCGCGGATGCTGGAAGCGCCGGCCCCGCAGGTAGAGACGCCTGCGGGGCCGTCTTCTGTCTCAAGGCCGAAGCGGTGGCGGCGTGTCGCCATCATCGGCTTCGGCGGGACCGCGAAGGACGCGCCCGTGGCGGACACCACCTGGGAGCTGTGGGGCATGAACGGCTTCTGGCGCGCCGCGAAGCCCGACTATGGCCTCGACATCCCGGAGGACCGCTTTAGCCTGTGGTTCGACATGCACACGCCGGAGTACATCGAGGCCTACGGCAAGGCCGCCGGCGTCGGCGACCAACAGCAGCAGTGGCTCGCGCGGGAGCATCCGTTCCCGGTGTTCATGCTCGAGGAGAACCCGACGTGGCCGAGCGTCCATGCGTTTCCGCTTGAGCGCGTGATCGGCATCCTCGGCCGCGACTACTTCACGAGCACGGTGGCCTACTGCCTGGCCTACGCGCTCGCGCAGTCCGACGTCGCGGAGATCGGGCTGTGGGGCGTGGACCTGGTGCATAGCACCGAGTACGCGGATCAACGGCCCTGCGCCGAGTACTGGATTGGACGCGCGGAGTCCTCGGGGCTGAAGGTGACGATCCACGAGCGGTCGGCGCTGCTGCGCCAGCTCCAGCGGTACGGCTACGAGCCGCCGGACCACCTGCTCGCGGACCTCCAGACGTACCTCCGGACGCAGGCCGACTCGACGCTCAAGGCCGTGACCGAGGGAAAGGCGCAGCTCGAGACGCTCTCGGGGCAGATGCACACGAACGACGGCGCGTACCAGATGGCGAGGTCGATCATGGAACGACTCGACATCTACGCGCGCGGTGGGAGGATTCTCGGATGATGCAGCTCTATTACGTCAAGAGCGACCTCTACGGCGTGCCGGCCGGCCGCGTCGAGCGGTTCGCGCTCCACAAGGCGGCGCCGCTCGTGGCGTCGGGGGAGATCGAGCCCTACGACGAGCGCAAGCACGGGAGCAAGCCCGGGGCGCCGAAGCAGACGGCCGACTCCGAGGCGCGCGTGCAGGCCCTCGACGAGATGACGAAGGCTCCGCGGAAGCGGTAGTCGGTGCCTCGTGCCCGTCACGGTTTCCACGCCGGCCCGGAACGTGAGCCTCACGACGTTGGCTCAACTGAAGGCGGAGCTGGGCCTGACGACGGTAGAGAACGACGCACTGCTGACCGACACCATCCGCAGGAGCAGCGCCGCCATCGAGGCGTACTGCCACCGTACCTTCGCCCGCGAGGCCGTCTCCGAGACACTCCCCGCCTTCGGCGGCCCGTACCTGATGCTCGACCGATACCCGGTCGCGACCGTGTCGAGCGTGACGTACGACGACGCGGTGTGGACCGACTACTCGCTGTATGACAAGGGCTGCGGGACGCTGTACCGGCAGGACGGCTGGACGTGGTCCGCGCAGGTGTTCCCGGGGCTCTCGGGCGGCGGGCGCTTCGCGGATTGGGGTAGCCCCATCCCGGGCTCCGAGGAACCACTCGTCACGGTCGAGTACACGGCGGGCTACCTGCTGCCGGGCGACAACCTGCTCAAGCGGCTGACCCTGTCGGCGTCCGCCGTGGACAACAGCTTCAACGACTCGGCGGACGGTTTCCCGACGATGCTGAAGGCCGGCGACGTGATCGAGGCGTTCGACTTCCAGAACGCGGCGAACAACGGCCGCCACCTCGTGACCGGTACGCCCACCGCCTCCAAGATCGTCGTCACGAGCACGCTCGTGAACGAGTCCGCCGGCGGCGTGAAACCGGTCAGCATCCGCGTCCAGACGCTCCCGGACGACGTCGAGAAGGCGTGCCTGCAGTCGACCAAGGTGTACTTCCTGGGGCGCCAGACGGACCCGGGCGTGGTCGAGAAGCAGGTCGGCCCGATGCGCGTCCGG